ATGTACCTGAAGAAGTAATATCACCTGTTACGTTACCAGTTACATTTCCACTTAAATTACCTGTTACATTGCCAGCTACGTTACCCGTTACATTTCCTGTAACATCTCCAGTAAGGTCTCCTGTAACATTGCCAGCTACGTTACCAGTTAGATTACCTGTTACATTTCCCGTAACATTACCTGTTAAATCACCAGTGACATCTCCTGTAACGTCACCTGTTAAATTACCAGTCAAACCACCTGAAGCTGTTATATTAGTTATATTAGCAGTGGTAGCATTTAAAGTACTTAAAGTTGTTATGCCTGTAACATTTAATGTACCGCCAAATGTAGCATTACCTGAAGCGGCTATTCCACCACTTAGAAACAAGTCCTGATATCGAACCGTATTAGACCCAAGGTCTACCGTGTCAGTTGTTGCTGGTAATATAGAATTACTATTAAGAACTTGAACAAGCTCACGCCAAACAGCCGCCCCTGTAGAGCTTCCTACGCAAATATATATACGCCCAGTACTTGTGTTTTCCCACATAGAACCCGGAGCATATCCTTCGGTATTATCGTTTGTAACCACAGGAGTTGTGGTTGCATCTAGTTTGTTTTTACCGCCAATACCGCCATGTATTGCAGGTAAGTATCCTGACACTGACGTAACAAGATTAATCTTTGGGGCATCGCCTGTGCCGCCTGTATGTGTGTGACCGCTAGTAGCATTAAACGCAGCTTGAAGTTGGTTAAACTCAGTATTTAGTGGCGGGGCTGTAATGTTAGACCCGTTAATAATACTAGCAGTAGATTGTCTTGTATATCCAGCCATATTCTATCTTCTCCCTGCGGCAGTAAATTCAAAGACCATACCCTGAATAGAGTGTGGTTCTGTCTGACCTATTGTAACAAATGTTGCCTGAGCCGAAAAACCTGAGCCTTGGATATCACTGGTCATTATTGGCTTCGATGAGCCACCATAAAGTACGTTTGTTGCGTTATAGTTAATATTCCTACCGCCGTATCTGGTAGGTGCGCCTGTAGATGTTTGCCCGTAAGTCGCTGGTGTCGATGTATCTCCATCACCCCAATCATAAGTCATACTCAAAAGCATCTCTAATGGGCCTTCAGCCCGAATAAATGTATTGATCTTACGCATTGTCTTGCGTTGTTCTGTTTCACCAAAATCTAGGTAAGGAGTTGCGTAAATAGATACAATATCTATGCCATTGAAACTTGTACCATATTCTTGTTTATAAACCTTACCATCATAATCACCGTGTAGAATATTCTCAGTAGTTCCTACATATCCACTCGTAGTACAAGAAGCACGTATACCTAGTAATTCACCAAACTCCCAAGAGATAGCGCCTGTACTGTTAGTAAGGCCTCCAATGATACCAATACTATCACTAGCAAACGTACTATCATCCCCTATAAAATATCTAATCTGAGACTTAGATCGAATAACTACGCCATTTAGAGTATCCATGTCACTGTTGGCAATTAGGTCAACTAGAGTTGCCTGTATTGGTTTAGACACAGTTTCTAGCTCAACATCACCAATACGAGAAGTACCTGCCACAGGTCTAAAACCATCAGGGCTAAGGAACATAAGATCGCCACCGATCTCTAATACACTGTCTCTTGCCACACAACCAACGTTAGAAGTAACCTGATCAGTAACAAAGTTGTTAGCGGCATCTACGGTAATTTTCTTAATGCCATTATTACCGAAGACAAACATATCATCTCGGAAAGGCTTGATCTGTACTACATCAAAACCAGCGGCTATCTGACCTGCACCAGATGCTACCCTAAAATCATAAAGACCATCTGTGTCTGCGGTAGTTGTCGGTGCAGAGTGAGCAATTGTAGCGCCAAATGAAGTATCACCTGCTAAGAATAAAGTGTTCTGAAATACGTCTACTAGGGATGGTGCATTAAGACATTGATCACCACCACCTGTAGAAGCTCCCGCATCGTGGCTTGAACCAGAAGTATATCCACCTGCATTAGTAGACTTTAGTTCTTCCCAGTGATCGCCATCAAATACGATAGCTGGATTAACACCGTCTACGAAGACTATTTTATTACCTGCACCAAAGTTAAAAGATACATGACGTATCTTGCTAACGGTACGACCATTCAATGTCATCGGCCTAGTTACAGAATGATCTAAGGTATACTTACGCCACCCAATGTAGGCTGTGTAATGATAGAAACTGTAGTTACCACCAGTAGCGTCTTGTCGGATAGCAATAATCTTTGTTGATACCGTGACATCATCTTTAAATATAGCTAACCCTAGAACTTTACCTGTAGCTGTAGACTGCCCTGCTACCGTAACTTCTCCGTAATCACTGTCATATTCATCATAGCCTTCAATACGACGATAGCCCCCGAAGAGGCTTGGTTCGTAATTAACTAATCTTGTAGCTGCACCCGGATTGTTATCCGATAGGTCTAAGTGATTTTCATTACTATTAAGACCGCCGCTACTGATTAGTTTGTAAGACGTAATCTGATCAGGCATTAAAATTTAATCCGTGTATCTCTAATAGAAATTTGATTATTGATATAGAGAGTTTGTAAATCTTTGATGCCTTTCTCAAATGCAACATAAGCACCTTGAGCGGCTTCTAAGTTATCTTTGAACATATACATATGATAGATAGCACCGTCGATAAGAACAGTGTCGTAGCTCTCTGGAATGCGAGTAACGTCAGTAGCATTCGTAATATCAGAGTAGTTCATATAATATCTAAACTTTAAGGTGTACGCTTTGTTAGGTGACGGGCTTATTCCGTAACCGTTACCGTGACCTGCAAACACATATTCAGGGCAATCTCTACCTGCGTTACCAGCGGTGTAGTCATCATCACGGTACTTAGAATACCATTCGTCTATGTCGATAACTTTTAGAGTTTTAAACCCTGCACCTAAGTTGTCATTCTCTTGGATTTGAAAGCTGTTCCAATCAGCTATTTTATAATACTGAGGCCAAGTATATTCTGTCTGACCTGCGACTAAAGTATCAGTCTCTTCAGCGGCATTGAAAGGCCATCCAAACTCAGCTTGGTTAATTTTAGCAACAGCGGCTTTTACAGCATCTTTAACTAATGCCTGAACGCCACGAACCGACCCAAAGTCGGCTTCAGAAATCTCTACTTCGTTAAGTCGTCGAAGTGTCTGATTGCATAGATCAATATAACTTGTTGGCATTACAATACCTTAAAAATGAGTTAAGGGGCCAGCACTAAGCCAGCCCCTAATATTTTTATGCTAAGTTGTAGTTAGCTGTGAACAATGCTTCTGGTCGAAGTATTTTTCTACCATACAAATTCATGCCTCGGACCACATCGGCGAATGTAGTTGGTGAACGGAATGTTTCTGTTTTAGCGATCTGTTGAGCCGTAGCTACCGCAGATGCATGACCAGCACATAGAACACCAAAGTTCGCTTCAGAACCTGCCGCCGCTGACGCGCCCGCACCGTTACCTAAGTATGGAAGGTTATTGGATTTGTAGATTGAGAACCCACGTAATGTTCCGGGCAACTTACCGTTACGCAGTTCATCACCACCGCCGAAGTCAGAATTAATCAACTTACTTGATTCATCCATTAGTACTTCTGCAAATACTGGGTCAATTACGATCCAACGACCATCGCTGTCTACGTTAGCTTGATCCATTTGACGAGCAATACGGTTCAAGATTGCCAATGGTGAAGTGATACCACCCGCGCCACCGCCTACTGCGATTGGAATAGATGTTACTTCAGCGTCACCGCCAACATCTGATCCACCGAAGTCTGTGATGTCTAGCTTGTTAGCCGCCAACATCTCATCGTTACCAGCGTTAGTATCGGCTTTAGTACCGTTAATATCGCCAGATGCTGATCGACGCGCCCATGAAGATGGAGTCTTCCAACCTGCTAGGTAGCCAAGTACTTCTGCGTCCATTGTATCACGCAGTTTGTAACCAGCACGGTCACTTGCTAAATCGCCGAACGAAACATGTGAGTGTGCTTCTTCAATATCGTCAATCGCAAACTGGAAGTAGTTCGCTTGGTCTACAACCATTGTGAAATCTGCGTCTGTAAGGTCTTGTGTTGCCAACGCAGTACCACGCTCATATGTCGTGATTGTGATATCTGGCTCTTTGATAATTTTAATGCTATCGCCGAAGTTACTAATTTCCCCGGTATAATCAGTGTTAGTCACTGACTCGATAACAGAACTCTTGCGTAGAGCCTTCTGTACTTTTTTACTATAAATTACCGGGGAGAAGTTCCCAGAGTTGAGATTTGTGTAGCCAGAGGCCTTTGGAAATGCCATTATAAATGCTCCTTGAATGAAATGGCTTAAATTGAACTTCTTAAATCAATTTGATTGTATGATTAGGTAGCGATAATGACGCTGTACAATGTATTGTTAAATTGAAATAGAAGTAGCTATAACAGACAACGTAACATAGGTGGCAGTTCGTTAAGAGTATCGCAAAAGCGGGTCAAATCTCACTGGTAGACTTAGTATTATTATCTGGAGGGTTTGGTATAGGGTATACTGAATTAGTGTCTTATACCTAATTAATCAATGGTTTCATTATAACACATCGATATAGTTACTGCAATAGTTAATTACTTTATTAGTTGTTAACGTGCAGCTCCTGAAATGTCGTATGAGAAAGTACCAGAAGAGATTGATGCATTGATTGCCTCTTCATTAGCCTCATACTCACGGTCAGACATTTGCTGTACCATGCTTTCAGAGAAAGTAGATTTACCACCTGTTGATGGCGCAGATGAGGATGTTCGTCCTACAGCCTGTGCCGCCGTCTTAGTGGTCTTACGTTTGCCCATATCTGACTTGTACAAATCAATTGTACGCGCCGCCCATGTAGCATCTGTGTTGTTCTTATAAACGCTATCTTGCATTGCAGAAGGTTGCATAGATACCCATTCATGGAACTTAGGGTCTTGCCGTATCTGAGCGAAATCAGGATGTAGTTGAACTAACTGTTGTTCTGCGCTCTGCTTATTAAGAGTACGTTCAAATTTCTCGACTTGTTCTAGCCGTTTCTCGCCTTCAGCTAAGACTTCATTAGCCCGCTTACGTGCAATTGTATCAACAATCTTTGCAACATCAGGATAACGATTAGACCAAGCCTCTACTTCAGCATCAGTCTTAGGGAACCTAATCTGTTTACGAGTAGCATCGTCTAATTGTTTTTTAACGTTTGCTAATTCTTGATCCTTTTGATCACGTACCGTTTGGATATGACGTTGAATATCTTGGTAACGTTTTTTGTAGCTTTCCTCTTCAGCACCTAATGCTTGAGTAGGCTCTTGTTCTGGCTGATTTAATGCCATTTCCTCGCTGTAAGTTAATTCATCTTCTTCAACAGCACGGGTATATTTTTGTTTTTGCATAGTGTTTCCTTTTGGGTCCGATAATTTTCGGGTATCCAATTTACATTATGAATGCGTATTTTTGTTTTTTCAGCATTCCTTGGAGGTTTGATGTTTTAGAAGTTTCTTCTTCAGTTGCTTCTTCATCATCTAAAAGGTCATCTACTTCGACAGTTGATGCCTCTATGTCCATCTCTTCAGATGGTACATCTTCTGTGACTTCTTCGGCTTCCTCTACCTCTTCAACTTCTTCAGTATCAGCGTGTTGGATTAGTCCATCCATCTGCATAGACATGAGACCCATCTCTGCCTCAGACTGCATCATCTGGATATGTTTTAAGCCGTGCCACTTAACTACGTGAGCAGGTAGTACATACTCGTCAGTACTTAGCTTTGCATCGATATCATCACGCACATTCTCTGCGTTAGACCCTAGAGGAATAGGATTACCAGACACATCATCGTAGCCCATGATGCCGTCCATCATACCGCCACCGCACGACCCATCGCAGTCGCCTTCGCAACCACACGCCATACCGCCGTGATACATTTCTACCAGTTCATCCTTGTCCGTAGCTTTCTGGACAGCTTCTCCCCTAACTTCTTCATACTTAGACAACTTACCGTCATTGTTCATATCGGCTTTCTTCTGGTCTAATTGAAACTTCTTCGATGCCATGTCTTTACCTTCCTCTGTGGTAATACCTTTATTAGCGGTAGCAAGACCGACTAATCCTGATTTGTTTTGATTTGGCTGTACCATTACTCTGCACCTTTAATTGCTTCATCTCGTAAGGTATCAATCCGCTTTAACTCAGCGATAGCGCCTTGTATTTCTAAGACGCGCTGATGTTCCTTGGTTGTCTCTAAGAGACTGTGGTAATGAGCTATACGTGCCTTTGCGTAATCCTTAAGAGAGTTGTATTGATCTCTATCGTTTACTAAGGGCAGTATCCCTTTGAAAAACTGTCTATCCATTACTGAACTTGACCTTGAGGTGGTTGCTGAGGTTGAGGTGCATTACCGCCATTTGCTCCACCGCCGCCGCCAGAGAAACCTGCCGCATCTGGTTCAGGTGCTTGTGACGCACCTATGTTACCGCCGCCGTTTCCTGTTGGGTCTTGTACGGAGGGTGCGCCGCCTTCAGGAGCCTGTCCTTCGGGTGCTTCTGGTTGTGGTGGCATCATAGCCTGAATCTCTGCCATCATCTTTTGTTGGATAGCAGCCTCGCGTGGATCATTCAGTATCTTGTCTTCATCCAAGTCCATAGAGGACGCTAACTCACGTAAGATGTAGTCATACTTAACAAATGGTTGCATCGATGGGTTCGCTGTCATTTGCATAAACTGTAACAGACGTTGACTGCGTACTTCATTACGCATCAAGCTTTCTGTACCACGGGCTTTTACTTCTAGGTCTCCAATAAATTCTTTATCAAAGTTAAACTGCATATTAAATGCAAACAGGCTTTTACCTAAAGGCGACAATAGATAGTCATCAATATTTCGCACGACTGCTTTAATGTTCTGTGCCGCCGCACCCATCAACATAGACATACCAGATGCTGTTCGACCAACACCGCCTACGGCTCCTGAACCGTGTGTATATGATGGAATACCTGTAGCTTCATCTGCAAGCTGACGGCTCTTATCAAACATCATCAAAAGCTCTTGGGATACGTTGGGGAACTTAGTGCCGAAGATGGCTTGCCCCGGTGCGCCCGCCTGTCTACGGAAGACTTTGCCCGGATATACTGATAGGTCTTGCCCCGGAACTAGATTAGTTTCATCTACTTCTATTAGTAGGTTTCCAGATAAGGCTCCGTTATCTACAGCCATCCGCATAAATCCATTCATAAGCAATTGGGTGTCTGTCATATTCTCAGCTACACCAATACCAAAGAAACTGTAAGGATTAAGCTCATAAGGCACTGCTAGGTACGGAATACGTGTAGGAGTGAACGGATTAAGCACTAAACGAAGGATTTGACCGTTACATACCCATATATTGACCTGTAATTCGTCTTTATCCTCTAGCTCTTCGGGTATCTCAATATCAGCCTCTTCAGCCAATTCTGCGTCTAAAATACCCCAATATTCCAATACTTCGTAGCGTTCCATAGAAGATGCTACTGAATCATCCTCTAAAGCGTCCTCCCAGTACTCACGT